GAGGAATGGATTACTCTTGTGTATATGAAGCAAATCCATTACTACCCAAAGTACCACACTTAGATAGATTAGTCATACACAAAGTTGTCTTTACATATCCTTTCTATGATATGTATTCAAGCAATCAGTTAACATATGATGACATGATGTGGCCAATACTTCTTTCAATGTATGTTGTAAACAATAATTTACAAGTGATTAATAAGGCAAAGAGACAGTGTTCCAAACGATAAATAACTCATAATAATAATAATAACGGAGATAATGATGCCAGTGAAATACGGTAAAACTTCGAAACAAGTAGATCGTGCTACAAAAAAAGTGACTATAGTTCATGAGTATATGAAGTGTAAATCAAATGCAGAGTTGATAGAAGCATATAATAAACCAGTGATACCAAAGTTAAAACAAAAAGTAAAAAACGAAATTGTTCGAAGAAACAAAAAGGGTCTTGCAAATATAGTATTCAATTGATATAATGTCTAAATACTAATGTGACAATTATGTGACAAGAGTAAGTAGTTTGTGTTACAAACGAAGTCCAGATCACGGATAGTTACAAACATAACAGGAGATAAAAATGCGAAAATTAGCATCATTGTCTGCCTCGTATCTACGGACACAAGCAGACAAACTACACAACCTTATGAAATGCGGAAGATTACAGAACGTAATCAGAGACATTTATTAAGTTTTTTTAAAAAACTACTTGAAATTTTATAGTTAATCACTATATAATATATAAATACTAGTGTGCGAGAACTTAAAAAGGGCACGGGTTGATAACAAACCAATTTCTTGGTAGCAACAATCTTCAAAAGTGCCCGGTTCTCAAACACTACTCGATGCCCATAAGGGGTCGATAATATAAACTTGCTATTAATATAGGAGAAACTTATGACAAGTATAGACTTTGGTCGATTCAGACCTATCACAATCGGGTTTGATAAAATTTTCGAAGATATGGAAAAGTTATCAAACATTCACACAAACTTCCCACCTTACAACATCATTAAACTTAATGACGATGAGTTCGAAATTGAGTTAGCAGTTGCAGGGTTTACAAAAGAAGAAATCAATATTCAGTTCAAAGATTCTATTCTTACCATCGCAGGTGAGAAAGATACTAGAGCAGATGTAGAGTTCTCTCACAAAGGTATTTCAGAACGTAACTTCATGAAAAGTTGGACACTAGGCGATTACGTCAAAGTGGGCGATGCTAAAATGAAGGATGGTTTACTCATTATCTCATTGTTCAAAGATGTGCCTGAAGAAGAGAAACCTCAGATTATCAGCATTTCTTAAAAAACCCTATTGAAGAATACTCCTGTTAGTAGTATAATGGGAGTATCTATTGATAATTAGGAGAAACATTATGATTAAAGTTGGAGATTCAGTACCAAATATTGTTATGCCTGTACGAGCAGATGGTGAATTCATCATGCTTAATACAGAAGAGCAATTTGCTGGAAAGAAAGTGATAATCTTTGCATTACCAGGTGCATTTACACCTACATGTTCTACATTTCAATTACCAGGTTTCGACGAGCAATTCGAATCGTTCCAAGAAAAGGGTATTGATGAAATCTATTGTCTAAGTGTTAACGACTCATTTGTAATGAATGCGTGGTTTGAAGCACAAAACATTCAGAATGTATTGCCATTACCAGATGGAAATGGTGAACTAACTGAAGCATTAGGCATGACAGTTGCTAAAGCAAATGTAGGTTTCGGTATGAGATCGTGGAGATATGCCATGGTAGTGAACGATAATGTTATTGAACAAGTCTTTGCAGAAGACGGATTCAACGATAATATCGACACAGATCCTTATGTAGTCTCAACACCTGAAAACGTGTTAGAGAACGTAATAAATTATTACGAACAAGGATAACCCACTGGGGACGAAAGTCCCCTTTTTTTTATTATGTCAGCAAAGTTATTTAACAAAGTCTACAGAGTTGTAGAAAACCCCTTTGAAAAAGATGCGGGTATAGAATTAATTGAGGGCGAGTGGAAAGGCCTTGTCTATCAATATGGTGAAGTTCAGTTGGTCGATGGAAAACCAGAAATGAACTTCAAAAGAACTATCAGAAGAATGCCAGAAGGTGTCGAAGGAACTGAGGAAAAGATCGAAGGTTTACTAAATAATAGTGAATTAAATCAACTCATGGGAGATATTCTCGTAGAGTTGATTGAGCATCAAGTCGAAAGAGATCAGGAGAAAGAGACCAAAAATGGCAACAGCAAACATTAAATTTACAAAAGACGGAGAAGGTTTTCATCATCAAGTAGAAGATCATCTTGTCTATGGAAAAAGAATAGAACTGATGGGTGAAGGTTTCAAATATGTTGGAGAAGTAGATGCTCCAGTAGAAGACGAAGAAGGAAACTTCACTTCAGCATCAGAATAGGAAAATTATGAATAAAGAAATATTGAAAGAGCAAATCAAAAGACACGAGGGTGAAGTACTAGAAGTATATAAAGATTCACTAGGTTATTTAACTTTTGGTGTAGGACATCTAGTTAGAGAAGATGACCCAGAATTCGGTGAACCAGAAGGAACACCAGTGTCACAAGAAAGAGTTGATGAAGTATATGAAGTAGACTTTGATAAACACGTAGAAGAAACTCTACATGTTTGTAAAGACCATAACATAGACTTTGATTCATTACCAGAAGACATTCAACATGTACTAGTGAATATGTGTTTCAATCTAGGTGCAAATCGTTTAGGTAAATTCAGAAACATGTTAAAAGCATGTTCAGTATCAGACTGGGAAGAAATGGCACGTCAGATGGAAGATTCAAGATGGTTTGGTCAAGTAGGTAGACGTTCAAAAGAACTGCAAGAGTTAGTATTAAATGTCTGAAGTAAAATGCATTCGTCTCAATACAGGCGAAGTCATTATGGGATTTGCAAAGCAAAATCTTTTGAGAAATGGTTGGCAAATTGTCGATCCTCAAATCGTTTTAACTGTAGCAGATTCTGGAAAAATGGAAGTTAACTTTGCTCCATGGATACCTTATGCCAAAGAATATAAATATAATATAAACAACAGTCAGATACAGACTGTTTTTGAACCTAAACCACAATTAGAAACAAACTTCAAAGTGGCAACAGGCAATAAGATTAGAGGTAAAAAATGAGTGAAATTGTAGACGATAAAGTAAACGTTATCCCAAGACATCAAAACGATCCTACGTTGTCGTTGCATCAAATGGAACAGTTAACTAGAAGTATGATTCATGGTTATTTAGAAGGTAATGTTGTAAATGACGATGATACATGGATGTCCATTTGTCAACTTCTACAAGAGATTGACGATCACTATGCAACTGAACTTGCACAAGAGAGAGCAGACTTGCTTAGTTTATTGGGAAGGTGGAACAGAAGTTATCAGTACAAACCTTGTCCAGTCAATGTGAAAGAAGTAGAAGGTGTATTACCTGAAGGAGTAGAAGGACTTAAATAATGAAAGATATGACAAATGAAATTCTGAAATCAGTAGTAGCACATGCTGATGGTCAGATCGCAAAACACAAAACCAATGTGCTAGTTCAATGTAAGAACTCAGTAGGTGTTGCTGAACACGGCGACCATGTTGAGACTATCCAACAAGAAATGGAAAAGATTGCACACTATGAAGATATCAAAGATGTAGTAGCAAAACATTTCTCAGAATATACCGAAAAAACACTATTAAAAGACTAGTCTTTCTGTTATACTAACAGTATGGATTTTTATACAAATGTGTGTCGTACACGTGACAAGATTTTGGTCACGGGTTATCAAGGAAACAAGAAACAGAAACTTACGGTCAACTATCGACCGAAGCATTTCATTCCCTCAAAGAAAGGTCAAACACCTTATCGTTCACTAGATGGCAGATACTTAGAAGTTGTTGAACTCAACTCTATGGGTGGTGCTAGAAAGTTTAGAGAGCAGTACGATGGTGTTCAAGGGTTTGAGATACATGGTTATGATAGATATGTTTACACCTATATCTCAGACAAGTTTCAAGGCGAGATCGACTGGGACTTCAATAAGATTAGAATCGCAACACTCGATATAGAATGTGAATGTGAGAATGGATTTCCAGATCCAATGTTAGCAGGTGAAAGAGTTAATGCTATCTCAATTAAACCATTCAAAAAAGAAACAGTAGTTTTTGGTATTGGTCCATGGAATCATGACAATCCTAAAGTAATCTATATCGATTGTAAGAATGAAGCAGACTTACTTACTCAGTTCATAAAGTATTGGCGTAGTCAGAACTTTGATGTTATCACAGGTTGGAATGTAGACTCATTCGATATCACATACCTTTGTAATAGAATCGATAGACTTTTTGGTGAGAATGAACATAGAAAACTATCACCATGGAATCAATCAAGTAGTAGAGAGTTTACAGCATTTGGTTATCAGAAACAACAAGTGTATGATTTACTTGGTATCAATGTTGTTGACTACCTCGAACTGTATCGTAAAAGAACTTTCTCAAACCAAGAGTCGTATAAACTCGATCACATTTCACAAGTAGAACTTGGCAAAGGTAAGATAGATTACTCAGAGTATGGTTCACTTCATACATTATATAAGAACGACTATGCAAAGTTCTTAGAGTATAATGTACGTGATGTTGTTCTCGTAGAAGAACTAGACGACAAACTAGGTTTCTTAGAACTTATTATGTCTCAGGCATATACTGCCAAATGTAACTACAAAGATACATTTGGTATGGTGAAGTACTGGGAAACTATCATCTATAATTTCTTAAAAGACCAAGGTATACAAACCCCACCACAAAGATTGAAAACTGGCAATGATAAAACTAAACCTATCATTGGTGCATATGTAAAAGAACCTCAAGTTGGTGGTCATAATTGGGTTATGTCTTTTGACTTGAACTCACTATATCCACATTTGATTATGCAATACAATATCTCACCTGAGAAGATTGTGCCTGGTCATAGAGAAACAACAAACATTCAGAAGTTACTTGATAAACAAACAGACACATCATACTGTAAGCAAACAAATACAACGATAGCACCTAATGGTGTTCTATTCTCACGTGAGAAACAAGGTATGTTCCCAGAACTTATGGAAACATTCTATGAAGAACGTAAAGAATGGAAAAAGAAAATGATTGTGTTTCAAAAAGAAAAAGAAACATGCACTGATCCAAAACGTAAGAGAGAACTTGATACACTTATCAAACGTGCATATAACAATCAGCAAGTTCGTAAGATTGCATTGAACTCTGCCTATGGTGCAATGGCAAATCAATACTTCGCATTCTTTTCTATCGATCTTGCAGAAGCAATTACTATGTCTGGTCAGTTAGTCATTAAGTGGGCAGAGAGAACTGTTAATGATTATCTTAACAAGATTCTTAAAACTGATAACGAAGACTATGTGATTGCAATGGACACTGATTCAGTTTACATTACAATGGATAAACTTGTACAAGCAGTTATGCCTGATGAACAAGATAAGAATAAGATTGTAGACTTTCTATCTAAAGCAGAGAAGCAGGTAGAGAATGCACTTGCTGATGGTTTCAAAGAGTTAGCAGATTATACAAATGCATTTCAAAACAAAATGGAAATGGGTAGAGAAGTGATTGCAGATCGTGGTATATGGACTGCAAAGAAAAGATACATTCTAAATGTATGAGGGTGTTAGACTAGCAAAACCAAAACTCAAAATGATGGGTATTGAAACTGCTAAGTCGTCAACACCACAATGGGTAAGAACCAAACTTACTGAAGCATTCAATGTTATCATGACTCAGACAGAGCAAGACTTGTGGCAGTTTGTAGAGAAAGCACGAAAAGAATTTAGAGAGTTACCACCCGAGACTGTAGCATTCCCTAGAGGGTGTAGGGGTCTAGGTCAATACAAAGACAACACTACAATCTATGCAAAGGGTACACCAATTCATGTTCGAGGTTCGTTATTATATAATCATTTGTTAGAATCCAAGAACCTCGACATGAGGTATGAAACAATCAAAAATGGTGAGAAGATTCTGTTTACTTATCTAACTACACCTAATCCAATCAATGAGAATGTTATTAGTTTTATGAATTCTTTACCCAGAGAGTTTGATTTACATAGATTCGTAGATTATGATATGCAGTTCGACAAATCATTTGTAGAACCTTTGAAGACTGTAGTTAATCTGATTAATTGGAATGTAGAACCAGTTGCATCATTAGATAGTTTTTTTGCATAAATACAGTGGGGATAGATTTTTATCTATCAGTTTAGAACTTCTATTTAGGAGTCAGCAATGAATAATTTAATGTATTCATTACTATTTTGTGTATTCTTACTTCCTTCATGTGCCTCAGTTGGTGCCGTAATTGAAGGCGGAAAAGAATTCTCAACTGGCGTTGTAGACGGTGCCGTTAAAGGTACTCAAACAGTTGTAAACGCCGTTGCAGATGATGTAGTCTCAGTTGGTACTCTAGTCGCAGATACTACTACAGGTGTTATAGACACTGTAGCAGATGAAGTCGATAGACAAACTAATGAACTACAGGAACAACCTGAAAAAAAGTAGACGAGGTCATTTCGACCACAATGCTTTTAGAAGCAATGATGTTATATTGCTCAGAGTTTCCACAAAAATGTAAGGCAACAGTTAGACAAGGGGACAAATGAGTCCCCTTGCATTATAAATAAATAAAACATTATGTATGAATATAACGTAAAAGTAGTTAAGATAGTTGACGGTGATACAGTAGACGTAGACATCGATCTCGGTTTTGGTATGACTTATAAAAAGCAAAGAGTCAGAATGAAAGGTATTGATACACCAGAATCCAGAACTAGAGACTTAGTAGAAAAGAAATTCGGAAAGGCATCAAAGAAACATCTAAAAGAAATGTTAGGTGCTTGTGAAAAAATCACACTTGTATCACATGACAAAGGCAAGTTCGGAAGAATCTTAGGTGACTTATATTGTTGGGACAATGTCGGACATCCAACATACGAAACAAAGTTTTGTGCCAATGCACAAATGATTGAAGATAATCATGCAGTTCCATACGATGGGCAATCCAAAGAAGACATAGCAAACAATCATCTTACGAATAGAGATATTCTTTTAGAGAAAGGTGTAGTAGAGTTATGATGATTACAGGCATGGACATATTTTACATATGTATGATCTGTGTCATTTTCGGTTTCATAGTTCATATTGAAACTCAATTAAAAATTTTATCAGAAATGATGAAAGAACACACAATGTATCGTACACGTTTGTGCGATAAAACATTTGAAGATAATCCAGAAAAAACACTAGACAAATAACTCACTACATAGTATACTGAATATACATTATGAGAGGTGAATATGTCATTTATTAAAGACTTAGTAAAAGCATCAGGTAACGAGTTTGCGAACATCGTTGCAGATGGTGTTCAAGCAGGTGATGTTGACTCATTCGTCGATTCGGGTAGTTACATCTTTAATGCTTTATTATCGGGTTCACTATATGGTGGACTTCCAAAAAACAAAATTACTGCAATCGCAGGTGAATCAGCAACTGGTAAAACATTCTTTGCATTAGGAATGGTTAAACAGTTTCTTGCTGATAATCCAGATTCAGCAGTAATTTATTTCGAATCTGAATCTGCAATCACAAAAGAAATGATTGAAGAAAGAGGTATCGATTCAAACAGAATTGTTATTGTGCCCGTGGTAACAGTTCAAGAATTCAGAACACAGGCAATATCCATACTTGATAAGTATCTTGAAACAGACGAGTCAAAACGTCCACCAATGATGTTTTGTTTAGATTCTCTTGGCATGTTATCTACTACCAAAGAGATCGAAGACACAGCAGATGGTAAAGAAACTAGAGACATGACTCGTTCCCAATTAGTTAAAGGTGCTTTCAGAGTTCTTACACTTAAACTCGGTAGAGCAGGTGTTCCAATGATTGTAACAAATCATACTTACGATGTAATTGGTTCAATGTTCCCACAGAAAGAAATGGGTGGAGGGTCTGGTCTTAAGTACGCCGCATCTTCAATCGTATATCTTTCAAAGAAAAAAGAAAAAGAGGGTAGTGAAGTTGTAGGAAATATTATACACTGTAAGAATGCAAAATCAAGATTGACTGTAGAGAACAGAATCGTCGATGTCAGATTATCATATGATAAAGGACTCGACAGATACTATGGTTTACTAGACTTAGCACTTGCATCAGGTGTATTTGAGAAAGCATCAACAAGAGTTAAATTACCTAATGGTAAAACAGAATTTGGGAAAACTATCAACAACAACCCAGAAAAATACTTCACAGAAGATG